TCGTCATTATATGATGAAGCAAATAGTGCTAAAGGTAAAGTCATTCCTATAAAAAAATGAGATAATATTTTTAAAAAAACACGGAAATAATATTCGTAATATTCGTAATACAACAATTCATATTTTAGTTTAGTTTAGTTTTTAATCGTAAATAAATATTATTTATTTCTAAATATATAGTAAATATATATAATCAAACATACAAATGAATTATTGTAAAAGGTCTATAACTTTCTATTCAATTTTATTGTTTATTTTAATTTCATTATTTATACCTTCTATGTATAACTATGCTTATGGGTCATTTATAGGAAGAATTATTATCGTAGTTTTAATTATTTACTTTTCAATTGAAAATATATATTTAGGTTTAATATTTCTTGTAATTATAATTACAACTTCTTATCCATTATATGAAGGATTTGATAATGGTAATAATCAAACTTTTACTATAGCAAATTCTTCTATTGTAACATCTAATCCTGATATTTCGGATAAAACAAATAATCAACAAGTTTTAAATTACTTTACAAATTTTTATTGTTCAAAAGATAATAATGGTAATCTAGTTCCTGATCCTGATAAAATGGCTAGATGGAATGATATGAGTAACCCTGATAAAAGTAGTACAGATCAACAAATTGTGGCAGGATTTCATAAAGATATAGCGAGTAAAGTATGTAGTAGCAATGATCCGATGTATCAACAAAATAAAACATCACTAACAAATGATATTACAGCAAAATATAGTGTTACTTCTGTTGGTGGTTTTTTTAATTTTTTAGGTAATGTATTTAAAACTGCTGTAAATTTTACAGGAAATGTCGCTGGGGCAGGTACTGCTTTCGGTGATACTGAGCAAAGCGAACTAGATAGCATAGATCCTTGTTCATATAAAAGTTCTAACTACGTATTAAGTACCCCAGGATGTATAAAAGAAAATTTAAATAGTCAAATATGCAATTACGCTGGTAGTACACCTAGTTCTTTATTATCTTCTTCTAATGTATTAGCAAATAGTTATAATTTAGATCCACGTATACAACAAGACGGCCAGTGGTATTTAAATATGTCACGACAATTATGTTGATATATTATTATTCAAGTAAATTTATGTAATAAATCTATAATAACATATACAACAAAATATATCTTGTATATTTATTTTATATAGTATATTTTATATAGTATATAATATATAAACTATGTTGGATATTTTAAATAATGCAATCAATTCATTAAATTCTAGTACATTTTTTGCAGGAATAATGATGATATCTTTAAATATAGGGTCAAGATATATTCAACTTAATTTAGATGAATCAACAGAATCCTATATAAAATATGCACTTACGAAGGAAATTCTAGTATTTACAATTTCTTGGATGGCTACTAGAAATATTTATATGGCATTAATATTGACAGCAGTGTTTGTAGTTTTAGCGGATTTTGTTTTAAATGAAAAGAGCAGATACTGTCTGCTTCCAAAAAAATTTCTAAAAACACGTAAAACAAGTGAATTAATAAACGATAAAATAATAAGTGAAAAAGAAGTTAATGATGCTGTAGAATTATTAGAAAAAGCAAAAATTCAAAAACATAAAAGCGGTCAAATGAATTATTTAGATGCATACAACATGAATAAATTTTAACTTAATATTATGATATTTAAATTAATTAAACGAATATTATAATATATATTAATAATCTCGATATTATATAATATGGATACCGAACCAAAAACACGTAGAGATAAAGAAGAAGAAAAAGAAAGAATAGCTACAGATAAATATAATATTGGAACACTAAAAATATATATTGCTCCTGATTTGTTACAAACAACATCATCGGGTCAGGGTAAAAAACGAAAATTAAATAGAATATATTATAAAAGAAGTTATACAGAGACACCGAGCGAATTACAACAAACACAAAAAGTATTAAATACATCGCAACCAAAGGTACCTACGCAGATGCAACAGCAGCCGCAACAGCAGCCGCAACAGCAGCCGCAACAGCAGCCGCAAAAGCAGCCGCAGCCACAACCTCAGTTTCAACAACCCGCACAAGGTATTGTACCTCCTGCTATTCAAGCAAAAACGCAATTAGGTGGACGAGATATATTTGATAGTTCGGACTCATATGATTCACCAAGAGAAAGAGAAAGAGAAAGAAATACTAGTTTAGGTTTGTATGGTAGAAGCAATAATTATAGCGAAAGTTTAACAAGTCGTGTAAATTATGACGCAGAACCTTTTATATCATCATTAATAAAATTTTCATCATCAGGGTTTCCGTCTAATGCTACAGTAAAAAGTCAAGTAGATACATTTTTTAATATAAAATTATTTAGATCATACCTAAAAAAATTAGGAGAACCAATTAAATTATATAATAACGAAAATAAAACAGTACAACCAAGTTCAATTGATATATTAAATAATAAAACAAAGACTCCAAGTGGAAGTGACACTAAAAATAAAATAGTGGAAGACAAAGATGGTAATTCAATAAAAATATGGTCACCTAATGCCGAAAATTTATTAATAGGTTCAACTTTTTCATTTATTTTTACAAAACCATCTGATCAAGAAATACGACAACTTTCTGACATAGACAGAAGAAAATTAAATACACCAAGTTTATTGATGATTCGAGAAGGAAATGACTATCGTCTTATTGGTGGAAAAATTGATAATACGACAAGAGCATTAATAGCATCAGCTACTTCTGTATCTACTGGATTTTCTCATGTCACAAAACCAGATACTGTTAATAAAACAATAACAAAAGAATTTACTGAACAAACTGGTTCGCAATTTCCTGGAACTGTAGGGAGTACATCAAGAAATTTATTGTATACTCCGAATAATGTTATAACCCCAGATACTCTTGCAAATGAAACTACAAATATGGATGTTATGCGTTCAGTAATTTATTCTGGACAAGTAGATACTAATCGTGTAAGAAGTATTCTTCAAAATTCAAAAAATAGAACATCATTTGGAGCAGGAGAGTTAGTTATGATACCTGTTTCAAATATATATAATATTGTAACCAAGAATGTGTCAAGTTCTGTAACAGAAGGAAAAATATCATTGACACCACAACAAGAGACTATTATAAAATTAACCATTGAATTATTAGAGAAACAAAATATTTTGCCAAGATTTGCCGGAGAAAAAAAACAATCAAACGAGGATATAATACCTAAAAAGGAAAGAGATGAATCATTATTAAAATCAATAACAGAATCATCGATCAGTGAAATTAACTCAATTGTTAAACATAATATAAAATTTATTTTAAATATTATTTTCTCAAATAAAACATCATTTAAGTATGAAAATATTAGTTATATTATTGATTATGTAGATTGGAATAATGAGTTTAGTCAAATACAACAAAATAAATTGCCAAAAAATGTAAATGTTGGGTACTATATAGAACTTGAATTATTTCTTGAAAAACTAGAAAAGGGTAAGTTACCAATAGATAGCCGAAGTTCATTTCTTGGCTCATGTGCTGTAAAAGGTGCACGTATTAAAAGTGACTGGAAGCGTCATTTTGTAGACCGCGATTGGGGTAAAGTAGCAGAGCAAATAACAGAAGCTTTTACATCACAAACAACGCCAGACATTACAAATATATTACCTGGATTTGTAAAACAGGCAATGTCAATTGACTCTGATAAACTTATGAGTCCTCCTATGGATGCAGGTGTTACGCAAATTTCATTAGTACAATATTGTTTTTTAGGACAAGACCAACTAATAAACGGATTTAATAATATTCAAAACTCATATGCAGGTGTCTCATGGAAAAATAGTAACTCATGGGATAGAAGAAAACAGCGTCTGTTTAATGCAATGGATATGTGTAATGCAGATGTTTACTGCTTTCAAGATGTACAATGTTCATTAAATTCTTATAAAAAAATAGTACAAAGTCTATCACAACAAAACCAAGAATTACTATCAAGTATTGATGCAATCGATATTAGGCCACGAATAAATTTATACAGAAATACAGTTATGAAAGCATTATTGGAGGACACGTCGGATCCTAACAATCTAGTAGCACAAATATATGAAAAATATAAACATATATATGATTTTATTTATTTTTTTGAACAAAAATTTGTATATAATTCTGGTGGAATAAGTGGTGTAACAAACAGTTACATGGAACCAGATTATGATTTGCCTGATAGTACTAATCCTACTGCGCTTGGTAATCTTACAATGATAAATAAATACAAGTTTGAAATAAGAGAAGTATCCGACATTCGGATGGCTCCAGCAATATATAGTAAAAGAATTGTAAAAGTAAAAAAAGTTGACACACCTTTATTATCTATAGATGGTCAACAAAATATGTTTGATCCATTATTTAATGATAAATCACTTGCAACAGTAACTTATTGCTATTTTACCGATAATAGTAATACTCCAGTACCTTCTATAAAACCAGGAATTATTGGAACACCGGGTGTTTCTAGTAGTTCAGGGCAAGTAAAAAAACGTGTATTGCCTGGACTTCAAAGTATTCCTAATTTTAAACCATCTGAAAGTGACGATTTGGAAAAAATCAAGAAAGTTGAAAAATTAAATTCACTACCTGTAGATGAAAATGATGTAGAAGAGGGTAGTGTCGAAGGCGAAAATGGAGACGAAGGATCAGTATCAAATAATTCTGAAAGCAGTAGCAAAGAAAAAGATGAAAATGAAGAATTATATCCCGAAGAAAATGAAGAAAATGAAGAAAATGAAAATAATGAACAAGATAGCAGTAGTATGGAAGGAGGAAATAATCAAATTAAAGAATGGTACGAAAAAGATAACACAGAAGATGAAGGATATACTAATTTTTTATCATCCTTTATAAAAAAATTTATTCCAGTAGTAAAAACACCCAAAGGTGCAACTGCCACACCATGTGTAAAATATAATGATCCAGCACTTATTCCACATGGACAAATATTTGGAATTATAAATATAAAATTAGATTCAGAAAGAACTGAAAAAAATGCAAAAAATGATTATGAAAGACGTAAAGATCAACAAATAAAACAGAAACAATCTATTGAAAAATTAACACCACCTCTTACAAAAGCAGCAATTGAAGTATTTTTGATATCATCATTTATATATAGATTACGTTTGAGGTATTTTTTGTCAGGTTCAACAGATGATAATCCTATTTTTATTAGTGGTAACTTTAATTTTAATATCCCATATACATCAAAAATACAAGACATATACAGTAAAACCCCGGCACTTAAGTTAATGTTATCAAAAAGTAAAACTAGAATGAAAGGTGAAGACTATAAAGAAGTATTGGGAGAAAAATATTGGGAAATAATAGATAAATTTATTTTACAATGTCAAATATTAAACTATTTATATGGTGGGTTACAGCGTGTAGGCAGATTCAAATTAATTGGATATGAAAATAATATAATTGATGATAACTTATTTGGTAATACTATATCATTATCAAAAAATAATTTTAACACTCAACAACGAACACAATTTATTTTTACTACAAGGAAGTTAAAACTTTGTCCAAAAGAAGAAATCCATAAAATGACACCCCAAGAAGAGAAAGATGATTTACCGGATTTTCCAGATAATGTAAATCCGTCAAACAGTAATGCTATTGGAGGAGTATTTGAAGTAACTACATCTGCTGTAAACCAAATTATATCGCAACATATTGCTGAACAAGAATTACAAAAACAATCAGAAGAAGGTGCAGATATAAGTGCAATATTAAGTTCTATACAAGAAGAAGATGAAGAAGGTGAAGAAGAAGGTGAAGAATTACAAACAGGTCAAGATTCTAGTAGAACTTCAACATCGACTGCTGAAGATAAACCGGATTTTACTAAGACTTCAAAACCGGTATCATCTAAGCGTACAGATTTAGTTCCACCTGTAGTAGCATCTAAAGTCGCAAATCGCGATTTATCATTTTTTGATTCTCCATACCCAAGATATGTATCTATTTGTGATTCAGGTAAAGATGTAGATCAATATCTTACAACAAAACCAATGAACACATGGAAGACAACAGATCCGGATATATTTTCAGATCATTCACCGGTTAAATATGATATCGATAGTTCGGTAGATAGTAATGGAAAACATAAATGTGGACAAACTCAAGCGGGAGGTGGGGATGGTACTGAAAGTGTTATGGTAGGTGGTATTGGAAACATAAAATTAATAACATGGAATGTGGCTGGGCTAGGAGGTCAAAATACAGACAGTAAAGGAAAAATATTTTATTATCATAAGTTTATTGGTAAAGTAAAAGAAACAGATGATCTTTATAAAAGAAGGATTAAGAATAATACAAAGGCAATTAGTGATATGATGAACTCAGGAACGGGATACGATTATACATTAATACAAGAGGGTCCCACGGAAAATTCGGCGATAGCTATATTCACACAAGAAGTAGCAAGTAATAATTTAAATGTATTAAGAGGAGGAATAAATGCATATAATACGCAATTTTATCTTATTACAAAAAAAAGTGATAAATCAAGATATGTTGTTTCAGGAGTTATTAAAATTAAAGGAAAACCTGCAATTCCTGGAAAGTCTGCTAAACCAGCACAAACATTATATACGAATGATGGGTTTGCACAAACAATATTTAAAGAGATGAACGTAAATTTTAATGAAAATTATAAGACCGATGATTTTGAAAAAGATTTCTCATCCTTATGGTTTTTCATAAATGAAACAAAAAAACAAATACTTATTTCAGTACACTTTCCTTTAGATCCAGAAAGACTAGAATTTACCGATCAGCGTCAAGATGAGATATACTCATTATTAAATTCAATTGTTACATTTATTAGAACATCAAAGTATCCAGTAATGATACCGTATAGAGATTTTGATATTGTTTTTGCTGGAGATTATAATATAAATATGTTAGAACGTCTTCCAAATAATATAAGACCAAGTTTTTTACGATGCACAAGTATACCAGAACAGGAAACTTTAATATATACAAGTAAAGATAATGCACCATCATCTTTTGGAGGAGAAAACAACGGAGAATATAATCCTACAAATATTGATTTTGCTATTTATTATCCACAAGTTACATTAAAACCTGTATCTGTTGTAAAAACAGCAGTATCTACAAAACCAAAATTAACAGGTTCAATGATTTCTTCGTTATCTTCTTCGTCCGCAGTTACAAAAGTAGTTGATATTACTATAAATAAACAAAATCAAATATTTAAGTTATCAAAACCTCCTCCTTCAACAGGACTTGAAAATTTTGTATCTGTGTTGGGTACGTCATATAACCAAGTATATGGATCTCAAAAAATAATGCCTCCCGGTTCTGCTACATTACTAGATATAAGCAAATTAGACTTTCATAAAATAAGATATGATACAGCGAATGATGTTTCAACAACTGACAACGTAGGAATAAAAGCAGGAACAGTAAAATATATGATACAAGCATCACCTGCTATGAGCGGAGGTGTATTAATTACCCGAGATACTCTTGCAAATTCGGTTATGAATTCAATTATATTGGCAAATCAAAATAAAGTAAAAAAAATAATGATACCATTTATTGGGGGTAATTTATTTAAAACTGCTTTACAAAAAGTTGTACCAAATTATAGTATGGATGAACATGCAAAAATATTATTAGAAGGTGTTATTAAGTATAATTTTTATGTAGACAATTATAAAATACCCAATTCTATCAATGAAATAATGTTTTGTATATACGATAAAGAAAAACAAGCAATGGATAAAGCAATATATGCTGAAAACTTATCTAAACAAGTAAAAACAAGTTCAGGTCAAACAAATATAATAAATGAAACTGTAGAACAGTTCAATAAAGGAATTGTATTTGAAGCTATTGTAAATGCAGCAAATGCAGAGTTAAAATTTGGATCAGGTGTTTCCGGTATGTGTTATGCGGCGATAGACGAGGATAATAATAGCCAATTAATGTTAACTTCTAAAAAACAGCAATTTATAAGAGCGTTTAATGAATATTTAAAAAGTACAGGAGTTTTATCAGCGGTTGTTCCGGCAACAAAACCATCGCCATTAGCATCATCGAGTACACCGGGTGCGCCAGTAGCAACAGGAACAATGTCAAGTGCACCAATAGTATCTGGAATTTCTGGTGCACCAAGTAGTCCGACGGATGTTGCAAAAATGTTTCCAGTATTAGGATTAGGTACTCCTTTGGGATTTGTAACTATAACGGGAGATAAATATAATACATGGCTTCAACCCGGAGATATACAAAATCCAAAAATAATTGATAATTTACATATAACGTCATTTTATTACGATACAAATAATTACTTACATGCTTTTTTTGCGGGCACAAAACTAATGTATTATGATACAAAAGTAATAAAAGATACAAGTACAAATAAAGATTATACGTGGTATAAATGCTGGTTTAGTTTTAATACAACTTCATTTTTAATAGATGATAGTGAAATTATAAATATTTTTAAGTTATCGGCATTAAATCCGCTTGGAGCCGGAGGTATGTTTGTATGGCTTCCTTTTGATAAAGGAAAATCCAAAACTATAACGTATATTACTCCAAAAGCGTTTGATCCGAATCAAGTAATTGCAATAACAAAATTTTTAAATGATTGTAAACAAAACATACAAAAAGAAATTAATGATATTAAAATAAAATTTATTAAAGATACCTTGGCTGGTTATGATGCCGGTTATGTGTTTATGAGTGATAAACTAAAAAAAGCACTAGAACAAATGGATGCTTCTTTAAAAATGCCTTCAAAACCAAGCATATCATCCCCATCTTCGCCAGCACCAGCACCATCACCTTCACCTGCTGCGGCATCACCTGTATTAAAATCATTAGCAAAAACATTAGCATCTGATACTAAAAAAAAACGTGCAAAAATTCAAACATTTGTGGACATGCAAACAAAAACTACAGGTCGTCCAAATTTTGATACTGCTTTTAATGAAATTTTACAAGGAAGAAAAAGCACACACTGGATATGGTACATTATACCATCTGATATAAACAAATTTTCTTCTGATGAGTCTTTATTGTATGGAATTGGACCAAACGCGTCTGCGCTGGGTAAAACTGAAGGACTACAAGTTGTTACTGTTTCTGAGTACTTAAATAATTCTATATTAAGAGACAACTATATAAAAATAATAAGTGAAATAGGTAAACAATTAGATAAGTATGAAAAATCAAATGTTAAATTAAGTTACACCAGTCAAGATATAAAAAAATTTCTTATTAATTTAATGGGTGGTTATGATGCAAACGGGATACCTGTAGACTATAATAAATTGACAAGTTCGGTTCTTAACTTTCAGCCAGAATTACTAAATAAAAATAGGAGCAATTCTCATATAAATAATTTACATAAAGTATTGAAATATTTTTATGATGAAGATCAAAAAGGTAAAGTAGCACCGGGGAAAGGATTACCTGCAGCACCACCAAAACCATCTGCACCTCTTGATATTAAATCAAAAGAAGATCAAGCACAAGAAAAAAAAGAATTTGATGAATTTATGATAACACCTCAAACTATATTTACAAGTAAAAGTGACGAGGGAAGCGTAGATAAAAATATAGATGCGATAGCAAATTGTATAAAAGATCCTAATATAAAATTTACAGTAACATCGTTTTTAAAAGATCAAGTTTATGCAGCTGCAGTATATTATATTTTAAATGACTTATATTATTTTACAAATAATACTAAGAGTGAGTTTTTTAGTTCAAATAAACAAGATTGTATAGCTTATAAATTATTTGCCAATGGAGTAACTCAAATAAATTTATTAAAGGATATGGAATTAATGACAACACAAGAGTTTAATACACTTTATTTAATAGATGAAAAAACAGTAAATGATATATATGAATTAAAAAAAGAGTTAATAAAAAAAATCAGCGCTGATGCTAAAAAAGTAAGCGATGTTATTGACTATTTATACAATACTCAAAGATATAGTATATTTATGTATTTGATAAAACGTGATTCTCCTGATAAGGGAAAAGAAATATTAATTGAACTATACGGTTCTTTATTTAATAAAGTAAAAGATAAAGAAGATGAAAACATAGAAGAAATTGTTGAAAAAATTAAAAAAATTAAAAAAATCACTAAACCGAGCGATAAAAAAAGTGGGAGGGAAGGTTTATTAGATGTTATAGGTTATGATTTTATGCGTTCTGATGGTAATGGTAATTGTTATTATAATTCTATTGGTATGTTGACTATGGCGGGTTTTAATAAACAACAATATGAAAGACTAAGTATAGATCAACAAAATGAAATACAATTCCGTGAACAGTCTCGAGTAAGAAGAGATCTTACCGCATTCGCGAGAGCGATATATGATAGAATACAAGGATTTAATATAGATAGTTATTTACAACAGAATCGAGACAGAAATGTTGTAATGGTTCGCTATTTATTAAATAATGGACCCAATTTTGGCATTATTAATCGTATAAGTCGTTCCGTTGAACCAAGATATTATGGTAGTGAAAATGAAATATATTTTACATCTTTAATGTATGAAAGACCAGTTGTATCGCTACCGGGAGTAGAAGAGGTTACTAGGTTCGATATAATATGGTTTAATAATTATAGACCCAATGGACAACGATTTATTGATTATGTAAATGATCCATCAACTACTGACAGAATGATTGTTGACTTTTTAGCAAATAATGCTAGAAGACAACCACATGATATAGGAGATACAATAGATTTTTTAATGAATCATCCAAATTCTTATATTATAATAGGAGGCAGAGGACATTGGTCTTACGCATTGCCGCGTATAGCGGGAGGCCAAGCAGGAGGTACAATTCAAAATAACAAAACAAGAAAAAATACAAGCAGTGCTAGTGTAAATAAAATTAAACTATCTAAATTTGGTGTAAATAAAGATACAAGAAAGATAAAAATGTATAATAAAACAAAAAAAATAAATTATGGTACTGTAAAACATAATACGAGAAAACATAAGAGACATTAAGTAGATGTAAATACGTGTAAATAAAGTTCATTATTCATTGTATGTGAATAATGAATTCATAAAAATAAGTAAAATAGTGTATTAAGATGAAAATCTATTTTTTAAAAATCTATATGTCAAGTATGATATACAAGAAACGGAAATAGAATAAGGTATCGTATCTATATTTTGTTTGCATATTCTATTTACAAGAATTCCGCTAGTTATTGGAGCATCTAAAAACGGGCTTAAAAAAGCAGACATACCTAAATACATAAGATTTTCCTGTGGTATAGGTGTGTATTTAGATAGAATAGATCCGAGACCACAACCAATTGTCATTGTAGGAATAATAAGGCCACCAGTTAGACCAGAACCCATAGAAACAATACAATCTATTATTCTACCAAAAACGCTATAAAAGTTAAATTTATTTTTATATTTTTCTTGTGTAACAGATGTTTCTGTATTCATAGATTTATTTTTTTTATTATTGAATACTGCTTGAAAACTTTCATTGATGGCGGATTCTCCGGGTCCCATAGACAAGAACCCTAATTTTTTAACAATAAATGCAAGAATAAAACCACAAATAAGTACATATAAATTATTATATTTTGAATTTTTTATAAAATAAAATAGCACATTAAATGATTTAAAAAATACTAATGATAATGCTCCTGTAAAAATAGAAAATAAAATAATGTATAAAGCATGAGAGAATTTAAATGAAAGTTTATCAATATATATACCCACGTCTTGTTTTCCAACAAGAAAATATATAAATGGAATGGCACAAACCAATATACCGTATGTCGAAAAAAAGTGTGTACCCTTTTTTAATAACATATGTTCTAAAATATAAAAAAATGTCGAAGACAATGATGAGTAAACGATTGTAAAACCAATAGCATATCCTATATAAATCATAATATCGGTATATATTTTTTCAAAACCAAAAAGCGGTTGTAAATGAAAATACATATACAACATTAAGCAAATAGAAGAGTATATCATGACGCCTTCATTACCAAGCCCTGAAGCGGATGCCGTAGCGAGTAGTGCAAATATTAAAATTGCTAGAATGGATACACCACCTACAAATGGATCGGTTTCTTTGTATGCTTTTTCATGTTGACTTATACTAGTTAACATTTTTTTAATGTATAGTTCATAGTATCCATCGGCGAGTTCAAAAACGCTTGCTTTTGATGCTAGCCAAAACATAATAGGAACATATAAGTAAATATAGTCTGAATATTTGGTTACGTTTTTTTTGGTATCAGTTTGTACTTTGTTATAGACATTCAAGAAATTTTTATTTATAAATACGACTAAAAATATAGAAAATGCTAAAAAAATAATTGTATTTATTTTATTAATAGTTATATTCATAAATATTGCAGATATACAGGTATTGCTATAATATAATATCATAATATAAAATCATGATATCATAATAATACTTTATAAGATATTTTATAAGATACTTTGTAATATACTATGATGATTTAACTTTGCGCGATGAACACCAAATAAGAGTTTCATCTGTTAAATATGCACCTACAAGATATTTATCATTTAAATCTGGATTTTCGCTTGAAAAAAAACTAGGTCGTATAATACTCCAATCTAATCTTGAATCAAATAGACCAACCTTTGTATATATAAATGCAACTAATGCACTACACCAGAATCTAGATATTTTTTGTGGATGAGGATCATTTTTAAAGTACGCTTCAATCCAATCGCGTATAACAATATCATATGGTTTATTATAAACTACTTTATGTATTTCTTCCATTTTTTCTTGTGTAAACGGATTAGCTGTATGATGTTGTTTCTTAGACTGTTCTATTTCACGTTTTGGTAAAATCGGTAGTATTGATGTTGATGACGAAGATGTTAATAATTGTGATGAATACGGTAGCGTAAGATAATGGTTTGGATTATAAAAGTTGTATATATTTTTTGTTATAAAATTGTAGCCATAATACATATAGTTAATTGTACCTTTTAAAAAACGTATTGGATTTATTAACTCTACAATATTTTTAGTTGTAGTTTTTATATTTGTACGTGTATAACCAGAATTTGGTAAATCATTTTCATCTATGTTATCCCGATGAATAGTTATATTTTTGTGATGGTTATTATCTTGGTTGTCACAGACTTCTTCGTTATATGAAACATTATGTATAGAAATATGCAATCTACGAAGATAAATTTTACCAAAATAAGTTTGTACAAATTCTAAAAATGGAGTAAGTTGAACTCCTATTTTTACTTTATTATCTTCAGCGTCGGGTATACTAGCAGTACCAGATTGCCAAACATATACACCAGTCACTGGTGGATCAGTAAAATTAGGGTCAACAACAATCATACCAGTATGTGAAAAATCGCTTGTAGTAGCATACTTTATTAACCATCCAAATAAACCTAATCCTTTTTGTTGGAGATTATCACAAAGTAATATATCTCCTGTTTTTAGTGTTTTTGATATTTCATCTAGATTGTTGGTTTGTGTTATTATATCAGCGCTATCAATATATGTAGATGTATTAGAATTTATATTTGTTGAAACAATATAATTATTGTTATTAAGTAAAGACATGCAAGTATAACTGTATTATATAATGAATATATATTTATTATATTTTCATTATTACATAACTATGGTATAATATATTTTCCAAAAGTATTAAAAATAGTTATCAATATCACTTCCAAACAACTCATTAAATGCTGACGATAGTTGTTCTATATAACAAGAATTGCTAGCCAATGAATTACACACATTTTCAGAAATAGCAATGGCTAATTCTACTCTACAAAAGAATCTTGAGAATTGTAGATTTTGTTTTTTTAATACTCTATTAATAAGAACTATTTCTTCACCTCCCATCATTCTATTTTCAATATTTATTGTTTTATTGCATATTTCGCAAATATTATCAATCAACATACTTTTATCTTGCTGACTTAATATATTTTTATTATCTGTATTAGGTTCTGTTAAATTTTCAACAATATAAGATGCAAGTTCATTACAATTTTTACTAACTAAAATTTTAAAAAATGTGAAAAATATATTTTGTTCTTCTCTTGTCATAGTACCTATAATTCCGTAATCTATTATACCTATTTTAAGTTTTTGTGTAGCATCCGAATCTTTTATAAAAATGACATTTCCTGAATGCAAATCAGCGTGATATATTGCATCATAAAATACGCATTTTAAATTAAATCGTGCTAATATTTTTGAGTATTCATCTTTGTCGTTGTCACAAATTTCTTCTATTCTTTTACCGTCTATAAAATCCATTATAACAACAGATGAATTATTTTCCGTAAAATATGGATATACTTTTGGTATCAAAATAGAAGACATATCTTTAAATTTTTCTGTAAATAATTGAATATTAGATAATTCATTATTAAAGTTCAACTGATTTAACATGATTTCGCGATTTTCTTCAAATAAGTCAGATACATTTAAATCAGATATGTATGGAAGTTTACTTGATATACGTATTAATAGGAATAGTTCATCCATTGATTTTTTAAATTTTTCAATAATATTTTTACGACGATATTTTATAATTACGCTTTTACCATTTAACTTACCTTTATATACTAATGCAATATTTCCTGATTTAATTGGTTTTTCACTATCTATTGTTAGTTCATCTCCATTTGTACGTGCAATATTTATCAAATCATATAGTCCATTAAAGTCAACTTCTGATGGATCATATCTAACGCTATCTGTGTATTCTATAAAATAATTAAATAATTCTTTATCAAGAATATTATTATTATTTGAAACAGCTTGAAATATTTTTGTGAAAAATATATTTTTACTAGATAAATGTGAAACAATATTTTTTATCATGTTATTATAGTTTTCTTTTGTTTTTTTTGATAATTTATAAATTAAAAAGTACTTGGTATATATTCCCAGACAACTAGAAATAAATAATGTATTTGATATTCCTGATCTAATAATGGGTATTAGTGAAGTAAAAAAATTATTTAATTTATATAAAATATTATTGTTAATATCATTTTCAATATTTTCTTTATCTTGAATTTTATCAGATGTTAGCTCTTCATTTGTCTGTAAAGGATTACTATTATTAATACGATGGTACATTATATAATAGGTAACAATATGATTTATAAGTTAATAATATATTATAAAAAATCTTTATATAATCTTTATATAGATATATTATATTTATAACATAAGTCAATAAATATAACACATATTATTAATGAGATTGTAAATTTAAAACAATACAATAATACAAAATAATGCGAAATAATAAATATATCATAATAATAAGTGAATATACAACAAAATGTTTTCAAATTTTATTGATATTTTATATACTAATTATTTTAATAGTAACTATTTGACGGCTATTGTAGCCGGAGTTTCAGCAAAATTATATGATGACATAATCGATAATAAATATTTAGAATCTTTTAAAAATGAAACATTATTAGAGGCATTAAAAGGAGTGCAGTTCATAACAACAACTAAGTTAAGTATCCAAGATCCTTTCTTTATAATCGTATATTATATAGGAAATTTTGCTAATTTTATAGGTGATAATAATAGTTTTAAAGATCCATATGAAAAGTCGTTATTATATTCTTATTTGTGTATATTTTTTTTACTTGATTATAAGAAAATTATATCAACAAGTGTATTTCAATATATTATTATTGTAATGTTCATAATAGGAATGTATCTTGAATCTAGAATTTACAGGTCAGAATGTTCGGCATTTAAATTACTTTGTAGACTAGGTAGTATTTTATCTATTATATTTATGTTGTATGTTTTTCCAAATGCTTGTACAACACTTAAATATTTATGGTTTACAATAATGGGTTATTTTCTTGTTTCGTGTGTAACACAATATTATTCATTATTTGTATTTAATGATTCAGAACATAAAAATAATGTGGAATATATAAAACAGGAAGTACAGGAAGAAAAAGAAATACAGGAAGAAAAAGAAGTACAAGAAGTACGGGAAGAAAAGGAAGTACATGAAGAAAAAGAAGTACAAGAAGTACGGGAAGAAAAGGAAGTACATGAAGAAAAAGAAGTACAGGAAGAAAAAGAAGAAGATAAATTAAAAATTAACTGATTCTATAAATTTTTTTAGATGAATAAACATTTTTTTCATAATAAGGCCTAAAATATTTTCCATGTAAATAGGCAAACTATGTGATAGGTCTAATTTAAAAACGTAATTTATATTTACTTTATGATTTGACTCAAAATTTACAATCATATTTGAGATACTTGTATTTACTTTTTCATAACCAGTTATCTCGGATAAATTGGGGTATTCTATGTCGTATCCTGTGTATATTTTTTTACCATTTTCTATTTTTTCAACTGATTTAATATACATATATTTTGGTTTTATTCCTAATTCTTTACCAAATGGTTTAAAAAGAAAAAGAACTTCGACTTCATGATCTGATAACCATTTTTTTATTTCTATTTTTTCAAAATTATCTTTATTTAGAGTATAAAGTAAACTGTACATATTTAAATTTATAATATCACATAAGTTTTTGTTTTTATTTTCTAAATAAAACTGTAGTAAATATAAATCAATATTTTTTTCACGTTTTAAATGTACATTTTCTTTTAAACAAACAGATTTAAAGTCATAGTTATATGTTTCTTTTTGATACAACTCATTGTCATCGTGACTTATTGAACTTTTTGAAAAGGATGTATGTTGTTTTTCTGCTATTTGAGTTTGAATTGACATTGCTAAAGTATATAAATAAAATTATAAAAAGAAAATAACTTATTAAATAAGATATTTATCTATAATATTGTATTTTGTTTATAATATTATATTTTGTTTATAATATTATATTTTTATAATATAATATGGTACAAAGAAATAAAACACAAAAACTCAATAAAAAAACTAAAACAAGTTTTCCATCACGTATATATTTATATTCTACGCCGAAGACTGCTCAACGTATGGCATATAAATATCTAGGTAAAACCGCAAAATTATACCCTGCGAGTAACCCAAACAAAAAATATAAAATATTTGATCCTAAAAATAATACATGGGTAAATTTTGGGCAAATGGGTTATGAAGATTATACCAAACATCATGATAAAAATCGCCGTAAAAACTATTTAACACGTACAAAATTTATGAAAGGTCACTGGAGAAAAAATAAATACTCTGCTAACAATTTAAGTAGAAATATTTTATGGTAAATATGTTCTCATCTTTGTATTAAATAATTAATAAAATAAAATATAAAAAATAATATTTTATTTTAGATTATTTTACATTATTTTATCTCAAAAATATTTTCGATATTTTTTATAAGATTAACTTTACTTAATACCATTTGTATATCTATTTTATGCATATTGATAAACTTTTGGGGGTTTTTTAAAATATATTCAATTGCATTTATATCAATATGCACATTCCCTGTTAAAGGTATTACATGATTCGGGAAATATTTTTCAATATTTGAACATCCCAAATAAATGGGAATAGTATTATAAATAAGAGGATTAATTATTTTTTCAGTAAAATAATGATCGTGAATTGTATTTTCAATAGCAATAGTAAACACGTAATCTTTACACATTTCTTCCATGGTAGTAAATTTTCCTTTTAAGTTTTTATTATTACCATATTCACTTTTATACAAGTCTGTACCATTTCCCCATATATCAATAGGTAGATTTTTCTTTAAAATATTTTGAACTAGTGCGTGACGATATATATGTCCATATGTTATATTTCTTGTAGAAACCATAATTGACATTAATTTTTTCTTAACCGGTAATTCGTTTAAATATTTAGGTGTATCGTAAAATAAAAATCCATGATGTCCTATAAAGGTAGATGATGGTAACCCTTTTGTTGATCCTATAAAGTATTTTCCAATATTGTTAACAGCATATTCTATAAAATTATTTTGTCTTATTTTTAAAAATGGTAGTTCCGGAGGCTCTTGTGCAAATCCGATAACATTTCGTTTATCGACGTGTAATTTTTCAGGAGATATACAGTTCAGTATAATAGCATGAGTGTATGATTCTGTACATGTAATATATATTTTATTCATTTTTCCATAATACTCAATCTCGTCAACCATGCACATTCTTTCATAATTACTTTTACATATATATGAATTACAAAACTCGCTAAAAAATTTAATTCTAATATATTTTGATTTAATATTATTTATTGCATTTATCATTTCTTCCGACGAGTAACATTCGTCATACTGTTTAACTATATTTAAGGAACTATGTTTTACCAAAATATCATTTAAATTATACATACATCCTTGTTGTACAGCTAATTGAACCCATAATAGATTCAGTGCATATTTACATTCTAATGGTTTAAAATATTCTAAAATAGATTTTTTAAATACAACAGTTGAATTTATAAATGGATTTGTATTAAAGATATTTGTTTTATACAACTCTTCTACAGGGTTATTTGAAACATGATCACGGGTTTTATTATTTATTACTTCTGTATAAATACTTTTACAACCTAATACGTCAATTTTTGGATAGTCTATTAGTGTTTTTGCTTGTTTTTCTAATTTAATAGGAGCCCATATATCTCCTAGTTCCATAATTGCAATATAATTATATAAACATTCATTATTTGCTACACGCAATAAAACACTACCATATGATTTTTCATCTGAATAGTGCAACACTTTAATTTTTTTAGGTTGGTTATTGTCTACAGATTCTTCACTTGTCTCATCGAATGAATTATATTTCTTCATTAGGTTGGTAATATGTTCAGTAATTTCTGTATCATAGAAAACAATAAGTAGTTCCCAATTATCATATTTTTGATTTATAATTGAATCTATTGATTCTGTCCAATTAGTATTGGAATTATTAGTACAAGCGATGATTGAAAACATTATTGATATATATAATATAAAATTTTTAATATATAATTTTTAATATATAATATACAATAAACGTAATACAATAAACTTAATACAATAAATTTAATTTTTTTTTTTACAAAAAATTTTTGTATACTTGATTGGATGAAATATAGCACCCCAACTTCTTTCAATATAATGACCAACTTCTGGATTTGAAGAATTACTTAATTGATTTTTAAGATTAGCATATCTTGCTATTGGGTGTTGTAAAATATCTCTTTTATCAATAGAAAAAATACCATAATAACAAAAATTAGTAACTTTTTTATTTCCAAAACAATAGTTAAACCAATTACCATAAGGGCGTATTTTACTTAATTCAAGTTTTGATTCGTTATTTATTTCTAAATTTTTAACACTACTCGAAGCCCAGTTATCTAATTTAAACTCATTAAATATATTTTTAATACTATTTGTAGATTCTCCTAAAAAAATAGCAGTTTTATATTTTTTAATTCGGTTTAAAATTTGTATTGCTATTTCTTTTTTATTTGTTAGTTCTAACGAACCAGGAAAAAATACAATAATATCTGCCAAGTTATTGTAGTTTGTAACTATATAATTTAAATAAGTCTCACTTTCTCTTCCAACATTATTAATATTTATAATTTGTTTTACATTTGTTTTTTCAAAATTATCATTGATGCCTTTATTGTAAACGACATATTTAAACTCATTAAATGTATTTTCTGTTGTCCAACTAAGATCTTCGTTGTATCTAGAAACTATAATTTCTATATTGCTCATTATTATAATATATATATTATAGTGTATATTATAGTGTATATTATTATTTAATAATATAAATTACATAAATTATATTATCAAGAAATAATATAAATGAACTTTGATTACATATTAACTCAGCCTGCATTTGTTATACATATAGAAGAATATTGTGCAAATAGAACAGAATTTTTCAAAAAAAATATTAAAAATGCTGGATATACAAATATGCAAATTTTTGAAGGCGTTAAAGCAAAAAATAAGAATGAATTAGATAGTTGTATTAATGAATTTAATAATATAAAGCTACACGAGCATTTGGGATTTGGACAGATGGGTTGTTTATTATCACACTTAAAATTGTATAAACATATAGTTAAAAATAATATATCTATTTGTACTATTTTTGAGGATGATGTTTTTTTTCATCCTGATTGGAAAAAATTATCCCATATGTATTATAATTATACGCCAAAAAACTTTGATATTATTTTTATAGGGAATCAAATAAATGAATGTGCAAATATAAATAAAGTACCAAATATAAACACATTATCTACGTATTGCACTCATGCTTATATTATTACGATTGAAGGAGCAAAAAAATTATTAACATATTTATTAAATTGGGATTATAATACAATTGATGTTCAAAAATATGTTGGTCATCCTTTAACAGGATTATTTTGCATAGATATAATGATTAAAAATATACAAGAAAGAATGAATAAAAAAAAATTAAAAAAAAATATAAACTGGTACTGCTGGAACGGAACTAGATATCCATGTGATTATAATATATTACCTTTGAAAGGAATGAGAGTAAGAAATACTGGTTTAGTTTTCCAATCTGATAAATTTGAATCATTAGTGACACAATATAAAAAAGAAAACTTTACTGATGAAGAAGATATAATATTACCATGTAGTTCAATACATATTTTTTTGGCTAAATGTGACGATTTAGATATTACAGAAAAACTAATAAATATAATTAAATTATTTGAAAACAGTAAAGAACAAGTAATAATAACAAAAGAACATTTGAATAAATACAATATATCTTTAAATTTTAAGGTAATAACTATATCGTATAAATATGATACTTAATAATTATATATACTTAATTAAACTATTTATATATTCTGGACTAAATACTACTATTTTTGAAGAACAGTCTAATACACTATATGATATTATAAAATTATTATCACATGATAACTCCATTCCAATACAAAATTCAACAATACTATTTTCAAACTTAAAAATATTAGAATATCCTAGTAAATTCATATTTTTATCAAATACCACAAAATTATGATCATAACTATTTTTAACACCCGAAATAATATTATTTTGTTGATGAACTATAAACCATATTTTATTATCATACTCAATACCATTTGTTGATCCCCGAAATTGTTTAAAATCAATTGGTACATTATCAATTGTTTTAATTAAATTTAAAGTTTGTTTATTATAATCTATTTTACAAATATAAATAGGATACCATTTATAAATTATATTTAATTCATTATTATTATTAAAAAATACCCAATTTTTTTCCCACACATAATCAGTTTTAAATGATGGGTTTATTATCAATGGATTGTAGTTATTACCTATACTATATTTGTTTGAAACAATTTCTATTTTATTATTTAATGGATTATATAATGATCCTATGAAATATATTTCTTTATTAAAGTTAAACAATCTAATATCTTCGATTCCGACGTATTTACTACTATAACTGCGAGGTAATAAGTGTTTAAAACTCATTGTATTAAAAGATTTATCCATAATTGCGATTCTATTAATTGTAATACACATAGTTTTAACTCCGGAATTACTATTTTGACCAATTTTATTCAAAATATAATTTGTAAATCTTGTATTAATTATAAATAAATTTTCATTATTTGGGTGTTTTATTATAGATGAAGATGATGAATTAAATAAAAATAAGAGTGAAGATTTTTTAAATATAGCAAGTGTATTGTAAATATCGCTAATATTATTTATTTTATGTGTGAAACTAGAAGAAATATTTTTAAAAAATATCGATTTATTGACTATATTTATATTGGGTATTTTGCGAATATATTTTTGTACTACTGTATAGATCATATTTTTTACATCCTTTTTATCTGTATCTAATAGCATAAAATTTAATATAATATATATAATATTTTATATTAGATTTATTTACTCATATATTTTATTAGTTGTACCTATTTTAAATATCAAGGCTAATTGTATTTTTTTCCGATTTTGGTTTACGTTTTGTACGATTTGGCATGTTATCATTTTGCAATTCTTTTAATTCTGTTATACTAATAGTACTACCTTTATCTTCTGATGTAGCATTTGCAGATGATGTATTATTATTTCCACTGGAAGTACCAGGATTTGATGCATTAGGTATATTTACAGTTTTTGTCTTAAGTCCAGATAAAATATTGCTTATATCCGAAGGTCCCTTCATTTCAGGACGTGGGTTCTGTGGAAGTGGAGGAGGTGCGCCTCGTGTCTGTTTTGATTGAAAAGGATTAATATAACTATCTGATAAATTTACACCATCATTCATGTTACCTCCTCTTCCAAAATTCAAGTCGGGGCGATTTGAAATATCTCCTTCTCTTCTTGGAGGTGGGATAGAATTAGGACCTTTTGTCGCTACGGGTGGCGGCGGAGGGCGTTGATTATTAAAGTTGCTAGACATAGATGCTCCGCCACCGCCCATCATGTCACCCATAAAGTTTCCAAAGTTAGGAGAAGATTGCGACATAGTATTTACTGCTGCTTGTGTAAACTGTTTCATAAGTTCAGGGTTTTGTCTCATAATATCGTCCATACCCGGCATAGCAGATTTAAACATTGTATTTGTCATATGAAGCATAATTGCACTTCCTCCAAGTTGAAAAAGTAACTTTAATTCGGGTGCCATTTTTGCTTTTGATTTATATTTCTCATGTAATTCAGCAAATATTTCATCATAATCGTCCACGTTCTCGTTAATTTGCTCAGACCATCCATCAAGTTTCAAATCAAATGGATCAAATTTATTATTCAAAAATTCAATACCTGTAATTGCTGTCATAAGCAACTTCTGTTGAAATTTAATACTGTTCTTTTTCTCTCTTTCTTCTAAATGTGTTTCATATTCACCTTTCATCTCTAATAATGAAGACTCCATTGTATACTTCTTTGTCAGGCGAATACCTTTTGTTTCTAATTCTTCTAATTTCTGAAGAATTTTAAATTTTTCTCGCAACAGTTCCTCTTTTGTCATTTGCGGAGTATTGTCTAAAGGTGCATCGGGGTTCATGGGTACATTACTAAATTTTCCAAAACCATCCCATGTCTTTTTATCGGGATCTGTATTTGCAGTTGATGCACCAATACCGCTTGTATTGTTACCACCGCCACCGCTACTTCCTAAATTAAATTTATGATCAGAAAATCCTCCATCACTTTGATCGTCATTATCATAATTGTTAAGTTTAATACCTCCCCCACCAAAAATGTCCGATTTAAAATTTTTGGATACCTTGCTGGGACCATGACCCATAGAGTCGCTTAATTCATTCAACTCGTCCTCTAATTCATTCAAATCCTCAATATCAATGTCTCCTCCGCCACCGCCGCTAGATTTACCACCAGATTTTAATTTATCATTCATTAATAGTTCTAAACCACCACCAAAATTTACAGATTTAGTACTTCCTCTTCCACCACTTTTTCCACCACCCATGAAACTATTATCAAGTTCTTGCAAATCTCCGATTTCTATGATTTCGTTAGTCATATTATTTATAAACTAGAATTTTAATTTTAAGTTTGTGCGTATTATAAATATATTATTATAAATATGTTTAATACTTTTAATAATATATTCAATAATAGACTCAATAATATATTAAATAATCTATAACATCTACTAAATTATGATATTTATTATTCATCAATGCTTATCATATTTTTCACTGTAAGATAATATATTCCTTGTAAAAAACAATCAGCTAAATCATCCTTCTTTTTATTTTTATCCAACATTCCTCTATATTCCTTAAGTTGAGGTAATTTTTCTAAAAGTTCTTTTGTTACCTCTACACTTTCTAATTTACGTTCTGTATAAGTTGTTTTCTTCTTTGTCATAAACATTTTTAATTTATTTGAAGCAGAAATAAATTCTATACATGGAACATCTTTCATAATAAAATATTGTGCTAACATACCTTGCAATGTCTTCATTCTACTTGCAATTGTACTAATCTGATTTTCAATTATTACTATATCTATTTTATATTTCTGAATATCTCCCAGCCCTCCCATATTGTTCTCATGAGAATCGTGTACATTGTTTTGTTTAACTACGAACTTATCTAACTCTATCATCATATTTTTTCCAAGTGTTAATAAATCGATCTCATTTGCACGTATATTTTCTATTGGTTGAAGATATTTTGCATTCAACTCATGTTGAATAATATCCAATAACTGTTCTTTATTATTTTTTTGTCGTTTTGTTTCTACTTGTATTATTATATTCTCATCATTATTATCAATATCGTTAGCATTATATGTATCTGAATTATTTAATGTAACAGCTTGTTTTATATTATATTTTTCAATAATTTTTTTTATATCTACAAGTTTTTGTTTTTTTATTTTTTTAATGTCTAATTCACTAGGAGGAACTCTAAGAGTACTACATTTTTTTGCATGTTTATTGCAATAATATCCAATAGATGCACATTCAGTGTTTTCGTCATCAGAATTTACAGTAATTTTACAATATTTTGCATCATCTTTACAGTTTTCGGTACATCCATTATTGCATTTATGCACTATAGGAGAACATAAATTTATTACTTCCCATTTTAACACTTTGAATTTATTTAAATCATTAGATGCGTTATCCGAATCTACTTGAAATAAACAATATGCTAAATTTTTCATTCCTACATCAAAACTAATAATTGTTTTCATACTTTTATATGCTATTGTGTATATAATAAAATAATTTTTATTATATAATTTAGTATATTATATAATTTAGTATATTATATAATTTACTATATTATTTGATATATATTATTTTTTTATATACTTAGTTTTTGGTACACGTCTTGTTCCATGTCCATGTTTCTTAACAGACTGTAATGCCATCTTATATGCTTTGCTTGTTTTATGGTTACAGCCACTATCTAGTATATTAAAATCAACTGCTGCGGATTTACCTCCTGTTATTGAACTTGCTAATCTTGCTCTTCCCCACGAATGTGCTGTCTGGTTTGGTCGACTACCTGATGAAAAATACGCACCACGCCCTTTTTTCTCTATATGATTAAGTGCGTTAATACTGCAGCCTGTTTTTTTTGCCAATTCGTTTGATGCATATATATCTTCAATACCATATACTTTTCTTGCTTTTAATACATGTTTAGATACTTTACTAGTAAATGAATTTATTTTTTTCCTAGTATAATATTTATTTTTTTTATATAACTGTCTAGACTTATCAAGTTCATTCTTTTCAACTATAGCATCTTTTCGTGTTAATCTTTTTGGTAAATATCTTAATGAGTAATATTTTTTATTATTTTTTGTTTTATTTTTCATGATTAAATTACAATAATGTTTTTTATACTTATTATATAACTATATAATATATAATAGTTTTAAACTCTAAACTACAATGAAAAAAATAAGTTATACAAATATTATATTGTTATTTGTTGTATTATTTATCATAACGTATATTATTGAAAACGTAGTTAATAAACATTCATATACCAAAGGAAAACCGATAAATAAAGTTGTATTACCGGATATTATACAAGACAATATAAAAAAAATAGAGCACCTTGATGTAATAAGTGACTTATTTACTTTATCTGTTTCATTTATTTTCTTTATTACTTTTATTTTAAATGGTCAATACAAGTACATTATCATTTTTATTTTTATTCATTTAATATTTCGATTTATAGCATATATATATTTTGTATCTACTACTCTACCCGATAGTAGTAAAAAATGTAAGTATTCTTCTAATTTGTTTAGTAACGGAATAAATATGGGTTCGTGTAATAACCTTGGGATTAGTTTACATTTTGTAGGTATAGTAATTCAGATATTACTCATTGCGCGTTATTATGGTTCAAGTTATTGGTTACTATATATCGCTGTATATATTTGCGGGTTCATATTAATATGTGCATCAAGAAACCATTATACAATTGACTGTATCACATCTACATTTGTAGCATTAGTTTTTAATTATGAAATTGATAATATTCAACGCTTACTTAATTACGTATTAGGTAAAAATTATTTCAATATATAATTAACAAATAATTAACATATTATGTGTTAGATTATATGTTAGATTATTATGTTATTAAATAATAATCTAATAGTATAATAATTATATAATTTTTAATTTGAACGCGGAATACCCTGAGCTAACATTTGAGCCTGCGACAATGGTATTGATGGCGATAACATTCGACTTTGTAAATCGTATCGAGAAAGATACAAATTTTTAAGATCACTAGTTTCGTATCCAAATGGTTGACTGCTATCTAGTGCTGATGCAAATACAAAAGGTGTATTGGATTGTACATCGGGATTTTGAGACCCAGTATATAAAGGAGGACAAGCTCCACAATTATTACAAGCAGATATTGAATTTGCTTGTATTATTTTGGTTGCATTATGTTGTAAAAAATTTCTATAATCCCAATTTGATGTAATATTATTATTCTCGCGTATTTTTTCATTCACAACAGCACCAGGTTGCCATGTAG